GGTGTACGCCACTTCTGCTTAGTCCACTTCTTTAAAGACTTCTGTGATTCCTTTAGCGCCATGACTTCCTCGCTTTCTGTTTAGCCTTATCCGACAAAGCACCATAGTGAAATAGCTTTTCACTAGTTTTACCGTGAGACTTTCCTGAGTGCAAAGAACCATCAGGCATTTTGTGTGTACCGCCTTTGTGAACAGTACCATCTTTCTTGTAGTGATTTACACCTTTCATTTGTAGCCTCCACCCTTTGCCTTGTACTCCTTGGCTAACATCTGAGCTTTCCTAGCAGACCATTGACCTGCCTTACCACCCTTAGTACCTGCTTTGATTTTATTAAACAAGTTCTTCCGCATGGTAGGCTTAGTGTAGTTACCTGCTTTATTTACTGTAGACTTTTTAGTTGGCATACTACTTACCTTTCTTAACTGGCTTCTTCTTAGGCTTTGCCGCTGTCTTCTTCTTTGGTGGTCTGCCTACTTTACTACCGTATGTACCTTTACCGTATGGCATAATCTTCTCCTACATTAAAGTGTCGTATTTCTGCATTTATATGTACACATAAGTGTACGTTTATAGTCCTATTAAGTTCCAACCGTGGTTTGCAATTGCATTGAGAATAATAAAGATACATGTAGCCATATGAGTAAACCACCAAACAGTCCTAATACTAGCGACAGTATTAGCTTGCTTATCTGTCTCACCTACCTTCTCCCCTAGACTCTTGGCCCAGATTCTCCACCACTTATGCATTACCATTTAGTTTTATCTGCCCAGTATGCCGCAGACATCTTACCTTTAGCTATGTTCTTGCCGTGTCTTGCTTTGAAGCTAGCACGTTTAGCCTTCATACGAGCAGATTCACCCGCCTTGGGTTTACCTGCTGTGCTTGCCCCCTGTTCTCCAAACCTAATGGTCTTAACTTTGTCACCTTCCTTCGCCACAACAACATGGCTTTTCTTCGGATGGTTAGGGGTACGCTTTGGTTTGTTATAACCACTTACACCTGCTCTAGCTAGTCTTGGATCTTTTTTTACTGGCATTCTTTTCTGCTCCTGTATTATCAGCTAATTGTTTCTCAAGCTGTACAATCTTCTTAAATAGTTCCTCAAACTTTACATTTACTTGAGCTACTACGTTCTCTAAATCTCTTGTGCTTACCATTACTGTAGTCCTTGTGTTGGTTGAGGAGTTGCTGTCTGAGGTTGTACAGACGTTTGATTAGCAACATTACCCTCCTTTACTGCTACTTCTCTTTCTTTCAGTAACTGCTCTGAAATCTTTAGACGCTTTTCAAACTCTTTGTCATCTGCGTCACCTGACTTAAGGTTAGTGGTGGCCGCTTTGATACGGTCAATCTCAAGCTCCTGCGGTATAGCTCCTGCCTCGACAGCCAACTTCTGCGCTCTAGCAGCAGACTCTTGTGCCTGTCCGTTAAGTGCAGCAGTCTGTGACGCTTGGAATGCCAACTGAGCTTGCTGTGCCGCCTGTGCCGCTTGCTGTGCTTCTGGGTTAGGCTGATTGGCTTGCTCAAGTGTAGCAATCAACTCTTCACGGTTAGACAGGTTCATGTTGTCAATGATGGATGTCACTAGCTTAGGATACATAGGCTGATCTGGTGACATGGTTTGTAGCAACTGCACAAGCTGTGTTACTTCATACTCACGGGCAATGATGCCTAGTGAGCTAGAGGTATGGAACTTGTAGTCAGCTACTGGGTATAGCTCAGGCTCAAACTGCATGTAACGCCATGCCGCCTTCTGTACAAACGGAATCAGGAAGGAGTCTTGGAAGTTAATTAGTGTACGCTTGTGACGCTTGATGATAGCACCTAGCGACATAGAGACACCTGCTGCTGTAGCCTCACCGTTGATAGACCCTGCAATACCTGCTGAGTCAATAGCGCCTGTGGCAGTCTGCACCATAGTCTGTAGAGACTGTGCCTGTGCAAAGGTGATCTGGCTTACGTTACCAAAGTTAAATGGCTGTAGAACTTCAGCAGGGTTGCCGTTGGTTAGAATAGTTTTTCCCGGCTGTATACTAGGCTTTGCACCTCTGGGCATACGCGATGCGTCCATAGCCATCATTGGGTGGATGGTTAGGGCAAGAGCATCAATTCTAGCGCGTAGTTCTGCGTCTAACGCCTTTTGACTGTTATACCCTTTCTCACATACTCCTCTGCCCCAGAAGCGGCTAGGAACGACATCCCAAGGGAATGCGACAACAGGACGATCCTGCATCATGTAAGGGTTCTTCTCAGCCTTGAGGAGGATACCACCGTTAGCTAGAACAACCATTGCCTCAGTGTAATAGTTATCTTCTTCTTCCTCGCTAAACTCTACAACCTCTTCGTCTACTGCTTCAGGGTCTTGCATAGCTTCTTTAAGCAGGTGGGTAGGGACTAGGCCATAGTATTTGGTCAGTCTAACCTTGTCCTCAGAGAAGGTAGTAAGGTCTTGATCAGGCTCTAGGTTAAAGTCGCTAGAGGCTATTGACAACTGTTCATCACGGTATACACCGCTTTCCTGTAGCTGCTCAACCAAGTGGCTAGATACAAACTCATCTACAGCACAGCCCAGTGCAGAGTTAATGTCAGTAGCTACTGGGTCAATTAGGAAGTTCTGTGGCATGACAGGGCGTAGTTTAACACAAGTACGGTCTTTAATGCTAACACCTACCGCTTGTAGCTCACCACCCATGACAGGCTGTGTAGCGGGAGCCATCTCTTTTTCTTCTTCTAATACAACTTCCGCAATGCCTGTACCAAATACTGCCGCATTAATTAGGCATTCTGCAACACTTTTCCTAACCTTGTTCTTAGCAAAGTCTTCCTCTAGGTAGCCACGTAGGGCTGCAATGTCGGCAGGGTTCTGATCTCTGACATCATCTTTAATGTCAAACCACTTGCCACGGCCAAAGGTAGCTTCCTCTAGTTCCGCTACAGAGGACTCTACTGCTTGCTGTAGTGCAGGGGATATAATCTTAGATCGCTCTGACTGACGGGTCTGATCCTGTGATGACCATTGACCACGCCATAGGCGGTAGTATTCATCAAATCGTTCTGAGTAGTTAGCTTCGTAGTGATCACGCCAACCGTCACACTTCTCCATGACCCAACCTTCTAGGTCTTGCTCCAGAGTAAAGTTATCTGCGCCTTCTAGTTCCATAGTTAATACCCTGCGTATTTATCTAAAAATTCGTAGTCCTCTTCCTCGTAGTCATAAGCATAGCTAACCTTGGCTAACTGATCTATGTATGCTAGTGAGTCTATCAAGTCATCGTGGACTAGTGGATTAGGGAACTGAAACAACTCGTCTAGGAACTGAGTATTCCACTTACCCTTGTTTAGTGTAATGTTACCGTGTTCAAAGCGTCCTTGTAACGCCCACACGATTCTATCTGTCTTCTTCTTGTTACCGTGGGTGAGTTCCTCTATACGGAAGAATCGTTGGTTCTTCTTCATCTCATCGTTGAGGTAAGGGTACACAGCGTTCTTTAACGCTCCCTTTTCAATGCCGACGGCAACAGGTTGATAATCTCGTACCGCTTGGAAGATACGTCTAGCTGTCTCTTCAACGCCCCACCGCCCGTGGATGATATTGCTAACCCACCAACCAGTAGTACCACATTTAACAACCGCAATGCTTGTTTGGTCAAGCCTCTTTGTTTTGGTTGTGACTTTCTGTACGTCTGCAAATCCTGCCAAATCGACAGCGATATAATAATCACCGTCAGCAGGTTCTTCCTCGCTAAACGTAACATCCTCTTCTTTAAAGAGTTCACTACCATGGGCCTCAAAACTTGCCATGAACTCCTGTCGGAAGGAGAAGGCTGACATACTCTTCTCAGCAGCTTCAATCTCTTTGGGGTCTAGCAGTGGGTTGTCAAAGCTCGTGTAGTGATAACCTTTGAATGAGTCATCCTCCGCTACACAAGCGTATGTATATAGTTCGTAGAAGTGATTACGTCCCATTGGCGTACCAATGAACATCGCATCACCCTTCTGATCCGCAAGAGCAGGGCGTAGGATTTGCTCCCACACCTCTGGCTTCATGTCAGCGTACTCATCCATAACCAAGAACTTTAGGCTAACACCACGCATAGTCTCAGGTCTATCAGCACCCTTCAGTGTCAGCAACGCACCGTTGATAAACTTAATCTGTAGGTTGTTGACATGGCTAGAGGCTATGACACTATGCCCTAGCTCCAGTAGCATCTGCCACATGATGTCCCTAGCCTGTCCCTGTGTAGGGGCAACGTAGAACACCTGACCTTTCTTAGCTGACAAGCAGTTCAGTATCAGCGACCAAGCAGCTAACCTACTCTTACCTGTACGTCTACCTGCGGCAATAACCTTAAATCGTGTAGGGTCGTTGTAGACCTCTTGCTGCCACGGCAGTAGCTCAACCTTTAAATCAGTCAAGCTAGTACGTCCACATTACAGGAGACTCGTTACCGTCCAGACAGCGGATGTCAACATGGACAAAGCTACTAGCAACTCCAATTCCTGAAAAGCCCATCTTGATAGCCTCCTCAACAATTCTAAACCGCTGTACACCGTCTCTGACTTTAATGTCCGCTGCAATACCTTGGGCATGAGTTCCTGCTTTCTCCTTCTTTGCTTCAATGGGGTGGTCTTCTGAACGATAACCACTGGTGATAACAAAGGGGAATCCACACTTAGCACGTAACAAATCTAACTTCAATAACAATCTATCACTAATCTCGTTCTCTCCTGTGTACTGACAGGCAAACTCTTCTCTAGTGAAATAATCAAGGTCTTCATTGATATTATACATCTGTGTACTCCCCTTCAATGGGTTCTTCATTACCGCTTATGACGGTAGTCTCGCCACCGACACCAGTAATGGAAATATTAATAGCACTTTTACCGCCACTAGCCTTGTCTTTCTCAAAGTAACTGACGGGTAGTAATCTATCCATGCAGAGCTTCCAAGCTGCTGCCTGATTCTTATGGTCATCATCTAAGGCTGCGTTAAGTATCGCGTCCAACACCTTCCTACTCTTAGGGGATGCTAGCATTCTAGCCTTGTATTCGTTGATTACCGCTGCATCTCCCTTGGGTCGCCCTACTGCGTTACGTTTACCCTTGGTTTTTGACGCTACTGAGTTCTTTTTAGGACGCCCAACCCGCTTCGCGGACTGACCAACCTTTGAATCCTTACTACTCAAGGTCTACTCCTTTGGTTATCTTAAGTATACTTAAGTATTCTTTAGGATTATACTTTAATTATTATTTAAAGAATAAACTTAAAGGTGTTCTTAAGTATACTTAAGGCGCTTGGTTGCCTTTGTCTCTCTATTATACTAGATATTATAGCATACTTTTAACTGAAAGTCAAGCTTTATTTACTATATATCCTTAAGTTTCCTTTAGACCGCGAGTCTAGCCAAAAGTTCCCCACACATGTCATAACTTTTAGCTATTACTGTGTCCTTTCTTATAGCTCAGGGCTACTTAAGGGCCAACTTGTGTTTCCTTATGTATCTCAAGGACTTACAAGTATTCACAAGACTTATACATGTATCCTAATTTCACCCTTTTTTGTATACCAGAGGGTACTACACAGGTCAGACAAAAGTTATCCCCCTCCCCGTCCCTCTTTATCCACAGGTTTTCCACAAGTTATCCACAGATTGCCCGGCAAGCACTAAAGTTATCCACAGGTTATCCACAGGTAGCCAATGTTCCACGTGGAACCATAAGGAGTCACAAGGATTGAGTGTGAGTATGCCAGAGGATACCTATAGACCACACTAGACCACACAAGCAAAACATACGTATAAAGGTAGCAGTATCTATTAGCGACATGAGTTATCTATTTGCGACAAGTTATAAAAATAATTGAACTAG